CCAGTAGAATTGGCTCAACATATACTGTAAGTGGTAACAATATCACTGCTGGTACTATGGGTGGACTAACAAAGTCTGCTGGAGATACTATTACAACTGCGGCTGCTAGTCAGACTCAAGGTTCATACACAGTTACAACTGCTGGCTCTGCCTTCAGCTTAAGTGAGTCATTCATTTTAGGCGATGCAGTAGCACCTATCGGAACTGGTGTTGACGTAACTTCTGGTATCGTTGCTGACATGCCTGCTTATGGTAGTGTAATCACTCAAAGTGGCGGCGTGGCAGGCAGTCTTGCTGGTACGATTACCTCAGCGGGCGTTATGACGCTAACAGCTGGAGGCGCAGGCACTAGTGCTACTGGCCAATTCGTTTCAGAAATTTCGATAGATTGAACATGACTAATGAAGAAACTTCTTGCGACATTTGCGACAGTTGCGGTTGCCATTGTCCTTGCGAATGTGAGGACTGCGAAGGCTGTGCCTGTGGTGCCTAATTTCCAACAGGGCAGCATGACATCTCGGACCGAAACGACTTCGACAGTGACCGAGACTATAAATTCAATTGATATGAGGACAGGATGGGAGTACAGCGTGACGGGCACAGGGGTTTCCAACAATGGAGAAGCCCTCAACCCACCAGTGAGTACATCAACAGTGAATGTGACACCGAGCAGTTCAGCGGGTGCAACAGGAGGAGCAGTGGTGACAGGAACAGTAACAAGTTCCTTCGACTCCTTAGACTTCTCCAACCCAAACAGTTTTACAATAACAGATCCAGGCGGAAGCTTTCAATTCACACAGAGCTACCAAGGGCCTGGCATGACCAACCAGACAATAATACAGAGAGTAACGCAGATAGAAAGCGTAACAGACACAACCTCAACGTTTACACAATAGGTACATTAGTACTATCAATTATCTCTCCGACGGCGGCATTAGCAGAGAATGTTGGAGGGGTATCAGCGACAGCAAATCCCATAGCTAACAGCTCGGGCAGTGTTACAAATCAAGCTATACAGGTGCTACAGGGACCGTACATAACTAATACTTACGGTGGTGGCGTGCAATGTCAAGGTGCTACTGTTAACTTCACACCCTACTTACAATTTGCGGACAGTAGAAAAGATCCGTGGAGAGATGTAGTAATGGAACCTCAGTATAATACTACTGACTTCACTGGTCGTACCTCACAACAAACTGTCACCGTAAAAAACTATCCTTGGGAGTCATGGTATGACACAAGGACTAAAGCAGATGGAACTAGATGGTTCCCTGATGGGGAAGACATGGAGATAACAGTAGACGTAGATGGTCCAGACGGCATACCAGATAATCCAGGCCAAGTGGTCTGGGAGAAACCTGTTCGTACTGACATGACAGCAAACCAGTCATTGAATCTTGGTTTGTCTGCTACTCTTTCTATACCACTTAACAGAGGTTTGCAGAAGAAATGTTCGGAAGCAGCAAAACTACAAAACGATATGCAGACTCAACTGATTGCTAACAAGAGATTAGATTTTGAACTAGCGAGACTGAAGAATTGTGGAGAATTGAAAAAGAGTGGCATATTTTTCCACCCCAAATCACCCTATCATTCCGTATGTGCTGACGTAATAGTTACAAATCCTGGCGGTCAATTACTTCCTCACACACATGATATGCCTAAACCAAATTGGAAAGAAGAAAAAACAAGTAATGACGGAAATGTTCTAGGAACATTCTCTATCGGAGACACTAAAGATTAATGTTTAGACCACCACACTGGTCTCATGATAACGTTCAACTCTCTGATAGTATAATAAACAAATTAAAATCCCGACTGTCAGAGATAGAATTGATTGACAATCATAAAAGTTCTTACTGGATCAATCAAAAGTATGAAGATCAGGCACCAGATAGATTTTTAAATGAACGATACGATATTATTGTAGAAGATATCGTAAAGAGTGTAGGTGCTTTCAACAAAATGGCATACACATATACATTCTGGTCACAACTATATGATCAGGGTAATAATATAGGGGAACATAATCATATTCCCTCAGATATATCTTGGGTTCACTTCGTAGATGTGCCAGATCAAAAGTGTTTTCGTTTTACTGACACTAAAGGGAACACATTAGTTCCTGATGGTCAGAGTAGTGGTGATATAATTTGTTTCCCTTCATGGTTATGGCATGAAACCATACCAACTGATGAACAAAGGTTAATTGTATCTGGTAATATAACTTTTACTTACTAGACTTACTAGACTTCTTTAAGTCCTTTAACATATTCTTTCTATCACCAAACCTTAGTTCTGGTAATCCTTTTTCTTTTCTATACTTGTTAGTTTTTATCTCGTTTGCGGAAAGTTTCCTCTCTTTCTTACCTAATGCTTTCTGAACTCTCTTGATAACCTGTTTGACTAAGGGTTTGATAACTCTTAGTAAGAGAGGCGTTGCAGCTGCAGCAGCAGTAGCCACTATAGCAATTGATGCAGTAGTAGTTGCCTGATTGGCAGAAGGCAAAAATTTCTCTACAACTGTAGTAGATTCATATAATGTCTCACAAATTTTTTGCTTAGGATTATTTGGATCAGTTATCAACTGATGTCCAGTCACCCTCTCGTCTCCTGACGAAGTTACATCACCCACTCTAAGTTGATTAGGACCAGGGCAATCAGGATCTTTATAATCTTTTGGAGTATTTGGTCTTTCAGTATTTGAATCTGGTGGTGAAGGTGGATCACCTGTATCGACACCACCTGTAACTTCCTCTGGTTCGCCGTATACCGTAGTCCATGTTAGTTCATTTGCTTGATAATCAGGTGGTTCATAGTATGGCATACCGCCATCACATAATACCACGTTACCTTTAGGGTCATCATTGACCAAATTTTTATTTCTAGATGGATCTCTCTTAGCGTTCTCTTTGTTTACCTTGACACACCCTGGCATGTCTACAATAGGCACTCCTATGTTCACAGTCACAGGTGGCGTGAAAGGAACTGACTGTGGAGTATTTCTCATCCAAGGTCTAGGAATATTTGCAATACTAAGTGTACCTGTGTCTATGTTCTGGATGAATCTTAATCCAGTACCATTTACATAGATCTGAGGAATATCATTTGGCATTAGGGATCACCAATTTCAATCCTCTAACTTGACCAGATTGACTAGGCCATGCTTCTTTTAAAGCAGAACGCACTTCTTCTCTAACTACTTCTCTAATTTGTTGTAGTTGTACTTCCTGTCTTTTTTCAGGACCACCCAGTTGTTGATCAATAAGTTGACCTCCACCTATCACCGCACCAGTTCCTACAACTGCTGCAGCGGTTCCATAGGTAGCTATTTTTTGTATATCCATCAGTGATTGGGGGTATCAGGTATCATCATCTTTAGGTAAACCTAAGTCACCTAATTTATCTAGGAAAGCTCTACGTTGTTCCCATGTTTGTCCACTAGTAGAACCTTTACATGGGTTGATACACTGCTCAAAGTCATGCACATTACAAACTAACCCTGCAAGATCATGCGGACATCCCTGTTTACCAGTTGACCAATATAGTTGTTCATCTATCCATTTAGCTTCGCATTTTGGGCATGTTTTGATGTTCATGATCACTCACTATCACAATAAATGTACTGCTTTTCAATCATTAGTTTATAGAAATTATATTTCAAATCTCTTAAACGTTCTTGTTCGTATGGATCATCATTGTTTCCAGGCCATTTTTCTAAATGGAAACACAACGATTGGTAGATTTGTTTTACAGACCTATATTCTAGGTCAAAAGCAAACCAAAGTTCTTGTTCTTCGTCCATCAAGGTTCCTCCCCTTGCGTGACTATAAACAACTATTTAGTCTCAGATGAGACTAGAATGGACTAGTAGGTACTGAAGGTAACGCTGACGGTGCAGCTGCATCCATGCCTGTACCAGTAAGTCCTCCTAATGCTCCACCACCAAGAGCATCACCAAGAGATCCAGTGACTGCCTCCATTACTTGACCTTTGACGTTATCGACGATTGCATCTTTATTAACATATAGATACCCAGCAGTGCCCACGACGGCGATAGATACAACACCACTAGCAATAGCGATTCCATTTACGATTTTTTGAAACATAATTACATCTCATACTTTTTAGGATCAGTTTCGGTGGTTATTTTTAAAGGTGCTTGTTCGACACGGATGACTTGTGCTGGTGCAGTTTGTGATGCCGCAGCAATAAGTTTTTCCATATCTGCCTTAGTTACTCCACTGCCACCACCGTTAGCAGTACCGTTACCATTCATCTTCATAGTACCGTCACCTTTCTTAGATGCGGTCTGGATGCCAAAGCTCGCTAGCACGCCTGTAAAAACTGATGCTATAAATGTCGGATCAATTTTCTGTTGAGGAACGCCTGGAATGGCCACATAATTTAAAGTCAAAATTCCGCCGGACCAAACCAACACGCCAAGGCGAACAAATGTACTGATGATAGCAGCCTGCTCATCTTCATCGGGTAAGATTTTGTCTTTTATTTTTTCGAGAACGCCTTTCGGTTTCTCTTCTTCTTTCTTAGGGGAAGTTTTAACAGATTCTGGCATGGTAAAATATTATAACCTTATTATATATAAGGATACTTTGTCCTGATCTCTTCGACTTTAGCATCGTAGTCTGACTGTGTTACCTCACCTCTCTGTACTTTGAAATACATTGGGTCTGTGACCTCACGAAACTCTTGTTCACGCATAAATTTATGGTAAGCATTCTGTTTTTCTTTATCTGTTGTGACTGCAGCTGCATCTACTAACGCTTGATCTATTTCAAACGGTGTAGTGTCACTAATATCCCTATCAAATATACCAATATCATCTTGAATTAATAAATTTTTGTCTGGATATGCTGCACGAATAGCTTCGTGATTGTAAGTTGCCATTAAGATTTTACCTCCGTTACGGTGATACGACTCCAAGTTCTTCTACTAGTTGAGTTATCCCCATCAAAGCTATCTCTATTGATATAGTAATCATAAGATGATGTAGTTTGGTTTCTAATAATGAACGTGTATGTAACTGTAGAAGTAGTATTTGGTGAATCTAGATATGGGGAGTAAGTAACTTGATCGGTTCTATAGTTAAGGTTACTATACGGTGCAACAACTGCCATTGATCCTTGTCTATAATTACCATTGTTTGCTGGAACAATATTAGTTGTAGCACCACCAGATATCGCTCTTCTAATACCATATAAGAAAGAATAATCATATTGGTAAGCGTCTGCAAAGATAGCACCTTCAATTAGAATCTTACTACTTGCTTGAGTGGGAGTAATACTAACAGAAAATGGAGCTGTTGTCCAACCACTTTGCCAACCAATCACACTAAAACTTGTGGCCGTACTATATATTGTCTGTTTGCAGAGTGGTCTAGCATCAACATTAAGACCAGTAATAGAAGCTGCTGGTACATTAGAAAGACCAGCTCCAGATCCATTGAACTGGGTGGCGTATAACTGACCTGTATTGGAATTAAATGTAAGATTAGTTCCAGTATGAGGTGTAATATCACCAGTTGCTCCTTGAGCGAACAAGACATTACATGAAGTGTCAGAAGACTGATCCGTTACCGTAACTCTTGTTGCAACATCGGCAGTAGATGCAGTGGTGGCACTCGTTGCATTACCACTGAATGATGATGCCGTGATAATACCAGTTGCATTGATGTTTGTTGGTTTTAGAGTTCCTGTTACAGAGTCAAAGGTTAAATTAGTTCCTGATTTTGCAGCTTGATATCCTGAGGCTGAACTAGAATATAAGACACTACATGTCGTGTCTGAAGATTCATCAACAACTGCAATGTTATTTGATCGTGAGGCAGTGGTTGCAGTGCCAGCAGAAGTAGCAGTGTCTGCATTTCCAGTTAAAGGTCCACTAAATGATGTTGCAGTTACAACACCAGTAGCGACCATACCAGATCTTGCGGTGATAAGACCGACAGAATCAATATTAGTTACGTCTTCGTATGTTAATGTTCCACCAATACTTACGTCACCACTGACATTCAATGAAGTTAGAGTGCCTAGTGATGTGATATTTGGTTGTGCTGCGGTGATTACATTTCCAATCAATCCACCATGAACATCAGTGATATAAGCAGATGATACACCAGTTATAACTGTGTTACCATCACCTGTAATATTTCCATTTGGTTTGATGTCTCCAGTAAAGGTTGAGACACCAGAAATTTCTAATTGATCGTATTGGTTAACAGCGGTTACTGTGACAATACCAGCAGATAGGGGTGATACTGTAGAACCATATCCAAAATTAACACTAGCAGCAATACCAATGGGAGTATCGTTATCCCTAATAAGGATACCAGAAGATGCAGCAACAACTCCAGTCAGTTGAGATCCATCACCCTTGAACGTTCCACTAGCAAGACCAACAACAATGTCAGGTGTTCCAGTTAGTCCTTGAGAGTTGACTGCAAGAGTGGCGATACCAGCAGTGGTTGCATAACCAGATACAGTAGATACACCAGCGAGTTGAGAATATACTGATCTCTGAGAGTCTGTGGCAAGACCCGATACAAAAGAATAGTTTGAAAGTCCAGAGGTCTGAGCATACGCTGCAGCCCCAGTAAGATCACCTATAACGTTGGTACAAGCAATACTGACTGCAACTATATCCCTTGCTAAGAGATCTGGTTGTCCAGTTACGGCATATGCAACCGCAGCATTGACAGATGTAGATGCAGTACCAGTGAGATCACCTGTAACGTTACCAGTTACACTTCCTATCAACCCACCACTAAAAGCAGTTGCTACAACAACCTCTGGTAAACGATCAGGTGAAAGTAAACCAGAGGTTAAGTTAGTTGCATTTTGATAGTACGAAGGTAACTGACCACCAAACTTATTAGAGTCACTAGAGATACCAGAAGTATTGGCGAAGCTTACCAAATTAGTCGCATCACCAAATATCGAGTATATCTCGCTAAAGTTTGCGTTTACCTTTACTGCTCCTTGTCGCAGGGTGTCTCCTGTTCCGTCATTACTGGCAGAACCTACACCAATTTGTTGCTTAGCCATTCTTCACAGGACTACTTTTATATTATTTAGTCTACAGTTTGAATCCGCTGAACTGATTCTTCTTGATATCTTGTTTGATACCACCAACAACGTAGGATTCAACCTCTGTTTCCTGTGGTGCAACCTGTAATCCTTTGGATGAGATCCAGTGTTGTGTCCAAGGCAATGGATTGTTCTTCAATGGTTGATCATAGATTGGATCAAACCCAAGAGCTTTCATTCTCTTGTTAGCAATCCACTCAACATATTGATTGAGTAGTTTATCATTCAAACCGATCATAGAACCACCACTGAACAGATACTCTGCCCATTCTTTCTCTTCTTCAACGGCATTTTTGAACATGCCTATTACATTATTTCTCTCTTCCTTTGCGATCTGTTGCATTTCTGGATCGTCGCCATCTGCCCACTTCTTAAGAATCTGTTGAGTAAGAACTAGATGTTGGTTTTCATCCCTACTGATAAGGCTAATGATTTTTGCCGATCCCTCCATAAGCTTAAGTTCTCCAAAAGCAAACGAGCACGCGAAGGAGACATAGAACCTAATTCCTTCAAGGATATTGACGTTTGCAATTGCTCGATAGAGTTTCCTTTTGAGTTCATTAATTGTCCATTGTGATGAAGGTGAATCCTTCCAATCTTTTTCCCACATACGTCCCTGCCCATACTGTTGGGCTTCATTAATAAAGTCGTCGTAGGCTGCTGTTACAGAGTTTGCTCTCTTTAAAATCTTTTCATCATCTAGAATCGTGTCAAAGACTTCTGACGGATTTGGATACACGTTCTTGATAATATATGTATAGGATCTAGAATGTATCATCTCCATAAATTGCCACACATTCATAGCACCTTCCAGTTCAGGCAAGGCACAATATGGTGCAAAAGCCATGCCAGGACCACGACCTTGAACTGAATCTAAAAGAATTTGATACTTTAGATTAGATGTAAAGATGTGTTTCTGTTCTGGTCTTAGTGATTGATAGTCAGCTCGATCTTTTTGTAGAGACACCTCCTCTGGTCTCCAGAAATATCCTAGCATTTGAGTTGTTAGTTTATCAAACACTGGATACTTATACTCAT